ATGTATTCACGTCATCTGGCGTCCCTGCTACGCGAATCTTTACAACATGCCCGTGTCTTGTTGCTCAACGGCGCACGACAAACTGGCAAAACTACGTTGGTGCAAAGCTTACTCGGCCCGGACTTTCCAGCGACCTATCAGACCTTTGATGATATTGCGACGTTGTCTGCCGCGCGGACTGACCCCGCAGGGTTTATTCGACAGTTTACCGGCCCTGTCATTCTGGATGAAGTGCAGCGGGTACCAGAAATCTTTCTCCCCATCAAAATGGCGGTGGACGCAAACCCACAGCCCGGTTCCTTCGTGCTGACCGGGTCAGCGAATGTCCTCAGCTTGCCGAAGCTGGCGGACTCGCTGTCAGGACGCTTGGAAATCCTGTCGTTATGGCCGCTCGCGCAAAGCGAAATTGTCGGTAGTACTGACAACTTCATTGATCGCGTGTGGGCTGATTCGTTGCAACAGCCGCCACCGCAAGCCGTCGAGCGCGCCGACTTGTTTGATCGCTTGCTGCGCGGTGGCTACCCAGCCGCCTTGAGCCGCGAGGCAGGACGTTGGCGGCAACAATGGTTTGCCAGCTATGTGACCACACTGCTGGAGCGGGATGTGCGCGATCTCAGTCAGGTGCGCGATTTGACCGAGTTTCCTCGCTTGTTACAAGCATTGGCGGCACGCACCAGCACGTTATTAAACCTGAATGATGTTTCTCGCACGGTCGGCATCCAACACGAAACGTTGCGGCGCTACACTGCATTACTAAAAGCCATCTGGCTGGTTGTCGAGTTGCCAGCCTGGTCGGGCAATCTGGGTAAACGATTGGTCAAGACCCCGAAAGTGACACTCAATGATACCGGCCTCATCAGCCATGTCCTGGGCATCAATCGGCAGCGCCTGGAACGCGAGCCGTTATTGCTGGGACAATTGGTCGAAAGTTTTGTTGTGATGGAGCTCTACAAGCATTTGACATGGAGCGACCAACTGGGCGTGCGGATGTTTCATTATCGGGATCAGTCCGGGGCCGAAGTGGACATTGTGCTGGAAGCGCCGAGCGGCGAGATCGTTGGGGTAGAAGTGAAAGCCACGGCGACGCCGAATGCCGCAGATTTGGCGGGGCTGAAAGCGTTGCAGGCGGCAGTCGGAAAACGATTTCGGCGTGGCATTCTGCTGCATACGGGAACAACCGTCACTCACCACAACAACGACCTCTATTTTTGGCCGCTTTCCAGCCTGTGGCAATGATAGGGGCAGGGAAAACCGATACATCCTCAACGGAGCTAAATTGGCTTTATTCGCAATTTTGCGCATCATTATTTGCTCATCTGAAAGTTGCTTCGCAATCTTCGTAATACACCAAATCTGACGAATTATTCGCTAAGATGCAATCTAAATCGCCAGAATTGACGAGATGGCAGGTTGTGATGAAGTGGTTAGCGGGCCGTTGCGAGATTAAAGGTGTGATAAAGATAATCCAATAGCATCGTGCGCGCTGTGGTGCCGACAGATTTGAGAATGGTTGCACCGATCCCCGTTTCCCGGCCTGCGGCAGTAGGAATATTGGTCGTGACGGCTTGCGTCGTGCTGCCAATGGTGAAGTCCACGCGCGCGCCATCGGCATACACATTAAGACTCAGTTTTTGCCAGCCAGTCGTGACGGGAGCCGTCGTGAAGTTGGTGCTGGATTCTGCATTGTTGCTGCGACAAATACCCTGCCAGTTACCGCTATTAGTGCCGTGCGTGTAACGAAAGTAGGCACCATCTACTGGTTCGCCCGAGATTGAGTCGAGATAGCCAAGCCGCACTGTAAATGTGTCGGTCGCATTGCTGAGCGTCGGAATGCGCACGCGGGCTTCAAAGACACAGCGCCCCTGTCCTAAACGTAGCGCCCCTGCACCTGTCATCAGACCCGTCCTGCCCGTTGCCGTCGTTCCCGTTGCGGCAGATAAAACACCGGGCGCATCGGCTTCACCTGCTCCCGCACTCAAGGCCGCACCCGTGCCGCTGCTGGCCGCGACCAGATTGCCTTGAAAGCCCGCATTGTTGAGGAAGTCCTCAAAGAACCAATTCCACGCGGCATACGGGAGTAGCGGAGGCAGGTAATCCAGCCGTAACCGATGGAGCGTGTTATCCAGTGTCCGCCGCAGCAATACTTCATCTGCCTGTCCATCTACGCTCCAGATATTGGGCAATTGACTGAGATCAAGCGTCAGTTTCTCGTCGCTGATGACGAGTGGCAGATTCAAGGGAAACTCTTCCAGGGGTGAGAGAAAACGCATTAGCTCAGCACGATCACGGTGAATTGATTGCTGGTAGGGGCCGTATTGAAAATCAAGCGCACCGTATTCGTATCCAGCATTTGCGTTTCGACCCAAACCAAACTGTAAGGCGAGTTGGTTTGGCGCACCTGCACATGCAAATCACGGGTGCCGAAATTGTGCGTTACATCGTATTGCGTGGCGCTGCCGTCGCCGATGGCTTGTGTCAGCTTGCGCTTGCGACCTGGCCAGGCAGCTATTTTGGCGGGTGTGACAAAACGCTGGTCGTCGGTCCCTGTATCTGTTTCTGCCTGCGTCGCAATTTCCGCGATGCCAGCCGACGTTTCCGACGCTGCGCCCGCCGACGATCCGAACGTTGTCCAGTTGACGGCACCGGATTCGAGCGTGAAGTTGACCGCCGTTTGCCGATAGCTGGTACCTGCGCTCGTGCCTTCCTCGATGGTGGTAACTGCTTGCTCCAGTTCATCGCTGGTGGACGCATCAGCGGCACGCGTCATGGTCACCGCCGCGCCATTCCACACGTAGATGCCGTTTTCCGCTGCGGTGGTTTGCGCGCGCACCAGCACACGATCTCCGGTAGTCATGGTGACGCCATCAATGCTTGCGCCCGGACTGGCTAAATTGAGATTCGCTTGTGTGGCGACACGACAGGAGTCTTTCCATGCGACGCCTTCAATCGCGGCATTGAACTGTTCATAGACAACGACCTCGCCCGCTGCTGATGCCGCCGGAATGTTCTTGAGTTTGGAAACGCCATCGCCGACCAAATCGGCACGTAAAGGAATTTGAGCCATAGCTTAATTGCACCTCGCAGTTCCTGCCGTAGGAGAGTTGAAAAAGGCGATTGTCTGATGAAGAGAAACGTGGATAACCTGCGTCAATAATCTGCTGCCACCGGTATCTCTGATTTCCACGTTCGGTTGGAAGCCCAGATGGTGATTGATGACCCAGGTCAGTGCAGGCGTGTTTTGGGTATGCACAAACGTTGGAACGATGCCGGGCGGTCCTTGCACACCGACAATAGTTGCGGCACGTTGGATTTGTCGTGCAACTACTGCACGTTGTTGCGTCACGATGACCGTAGCTTGCATTAACGTACGACTCCTTGTCTGATCTGTACCTCCAGCCGGGCAAGTTCAACGCCGCTACTGGAGGAAGGGAACTGACACAGCACGCCCAGCACCGCTTTCCCGATAGCGATGTTCGCCGATGCCGAGCCAGCAAGAAAGCACTTGATCTGTCCTGGTTGGCCGGTGATCGCCACACCCCCATTCGCATTGGTCATTTCAGCTCCGATCAAGACACCTGTAGATTCGCACCCGGCGGCGACGCGTAACTGCGCGCGAAAGGTGCAGCCCGTGAGATTCATTGGTTGTCCCGTCTCGTCCTGAAAATCCAGGAGAATCTCGAAGTCGGTGCCAGTAATGAGTTCGATTGCGTGCGTCATTCATCGGGCTTCGTTTTGTCTTCCAATCCCGCAGCTTTGCGCGCCCATTGGCGGAACGCGCTGTACACGACATCGGCTAGATCAACGGCCCCGATGCCAGCCAGCAACGAAATTCCGATGATGAGCGGTGATCCTTGCAGCGCGGGTTGCCACCACATCAGCAACATCGCAATCGCGAGACCTGTGACGCCGGAGTACAACGCCGCGCTGCCGAGCTTACGCAGAGGCAAAGCTTTGCCATCCTTCTGCGCGAAATACCAATCGCGGGCAATGCGCCCAAAGGACGCAAAGACAAACGACAACAGGTAATCCAGCCAAACCGGTTTCATGGGTAGTGCTTTCGGACGCATGGGCGTGAAGGGCAAACGCTGTGGTCAGCGACTTTGTCGGGAATTGATGATCTTCTCCAGGTGCGCGACGCGCTCCTGCAGGGCGACGATTTCATTGACGAGCGCACGCAACGCACCGAGATTGTTGGGATCGTTTTTGTTTTCAATCGTGCGTTCGACGATCCGCGCAATATCACGCGCCGGGCCTGACGCAACTGCCGCCGTGATCTGGGCGGCTGGTTCAGCAACTTGTTTGAACTTATCCCAGAAACCCATCATCACCTCCTTTGCGCGGCAGAAACATGCCATCGCCACTTGGATCATAGCGTTGTGTGGCCGGCGTGCCGTCGGGATTGAACCGATGCGCGCGATGGCTGATGACGGCCTGGATAAGCATCAAAATGGGAATCGCGTACGCGGCGAGACGCGGTGGCAAGGCATTCAAACTTTCGACTGAGATACCGCCGATCAAGAGCAGCAGGCTGTACAGACAATTGCGAGTGAGTGTCATAGGGGCTCCTTAAAGTTGGTTGGGATCAAGATGTGAATACCATTTGCGCCTCTGCACGAGACGCGCTTGTAGGATTTCGCCACGGTTATGGCCTTCCCGAAAACTGAGATGCACCCAGTGGTTGTATTCATCAATCATCTGATGGAAGGGCAGTTTGAGATTGAGCACCGCGCGCATCAATTCGCGCACCGACATGTCCGGTTGATGAATATCGGCCGCGTTGCCCTGACGATGATCACTGTTGGGCGCGCCACCAACAATCCGATTGATTTCTTCGCTGCGATAACCGGACGTCACGACAATTGGCTTGCCGACACCAATGCGCAGCGGATCAAGCACGTTGTGGACGAGCGCGAGCAAGTTCTCCATTGCCGCGCGCGGCGGCGTGTTGTCTAGCCCGCGTCTTGTCGCCGTCTGTGAAACGGTCAACTCGTCGAGGGTGAAGAAGGTGCCGAGTTTGATGATCATAATGGTGTACGGACTCGCAGCCGTCCGGCCAAGCGTGTTTAGGGGTCGTGATTTTTGCTGCGGAGTGAAGTGTAGGAGGGAGATAGATCGTAGTTGGTAAAAGTGACCACCCTACTGCTGCGTCGTGATCGGGTTGGGAAAATTGTGTGCTACAAAATGTGAAAGGAAAGGCGAGAGATCCGTAGCGCCCCCCCCCGCATTGAGTGCGAAGGGAACGGCACTATTGATGTAAGAAATCAGGTGGCGAGAGGTTGCATTTCCATAAAGTCATCAAGACCTGGCGGCTCATCTCCTGTGAGGCCGAGACGCAGAGCTTCTTCCACCACCGCTGCTCGTTCCGCTTGCAATGCCAGATAATCCTGATACGTGGCTTGCGGGTTGATCATGTCGCTTTTCCGGAGTACTTCAAATTGGGTCGGGGTTAATTTGTCATTCAGGCTGTACATCTTAAAAGCTCCTTCTTTAGCGAAGTAGACTGCTGGATCATGGATAGATTTAAGAAAAACAATCGCAGCACCCTCACCCAATGAGATTTGCTTATTCCCACTTTCTTTGTTTTGTCCATTTCTTATTGTAGTGGCTACCCCGTTGCGCCGCTTCAACTAACGGAAGTAGGAACTCGCGTAAATGGGAGACGATTTCGTCTAAAGAAACATCCTCTTCCATCAATTTGGCACGGCGCAGGAATGCTTGCCATTGCGTTTTCTTGAGCGGAGCCTCGCTGAAATCGGTCGTCAGGGCGATGGGGATTTCCGTCGGAATCGGCGTACGGCGACGGCTAAAGGTCGCCGTAATGGCTTCAGATAAAGCCCTGCCGTCGAAATCAAAGGTACGCGCCAAGACCCAGAGATCGTAAAAGTCCTTGTACCGCGTATTGCGAAATCCGAGTTCCACCATCGCATTGAATTTCTCCGCAATCACGGTTTCGCGGACATACGCACGCAGTTGTGGTGCAGGCAGATCAAGTATCACCGGATATGAAATTAACTCCGGTTCTGGCGTAATCGCATCACCAAAGCCGATATCAATCTGGAGCGGAATGGTGGCTTTCCCCAACATCGCTCTGAGCGTTAGCCGTACACCATCACAGATGTTTTCTTCTCGAATGGCCCTGCCTTTGACCGTTTCGGTGAGGAAGGTCAGGCCATCTTCTTCAGCGACGACGGCACAAATATCACGGCAGGCAGCTTCAAGTTCTTGAATGGACGAACTGCCAAATCCCAACAAATCCAGGTCTTGTGTAGGGCGATGTGGTTGTTCACTCCAGATGGCAAACAACATTGCGCCTTTCAGGACAAACCGCTCACAATAAGGAGACAGGCTCAGCCGATAAAGCCATCGCTCCAGCGCATAACGCATCAGAAAGTTCTGAAATTCTTCCTGCTGTTCTTTGGCTCGTTTGAGCAAGCGATCCCGCACCGATTGCACCAGATTGGGGTGGCTCATTGCAGTGCCTCCAAATAGGGATACATCACATTTTTGACTCGGCAGACTTCGGCATAATGCAGCAGGTCTTTTTCCGGCAGGCGTTTTCTGAAGTATTCCCGCAACGCTTCAAGGGCAACATCAATGCCGATTTTGTTGCGGAACTTGAAACAGTCGGCGACGGTTTTAGCGGCGCTGTAGATTTTGACCGGGACACCTTCAATCTCATGTTGCTCGACGCCCTCGCGTAGCGCAACGCCAGAGAAATAATGAATCCGCAACGGAACCTTACTGCTGGTCGGTCGCCACGCTTTGTTATCAATTGCCAGCCACACTTCAAAAGGGGCTTGCGTCGTGAGATCGTGAAACCGTAGCGCCGAGAGCAGACAGATGACGCCCGTCGGCACGAGTAGCGCTGCCTGAAGCAGCGTATGAAACTCGGTGACCTCCGCTTCCTTGGCCCGATAGAGTCCCCGCCCGACACGCTCAATTTGATCTGTGACCAGGAGCTTTTGGACTTCGGTTGCACCGACACCATAAGGAGCCAAATTGCGCAGCCGTATGACCTCCTGTTGCGCAATCAGCTTTAGCGTTTTTTCGGGCGAAATGATTTTTTTTGCTCCAATCTTGCTCTTCATAAACTCTAGGTATATTTCTATAACTGCCGAGAGTTTAATTATAGCGACTCGCGAAAGCAACTGCTAATCAGTGAAGATCACTACAGCGTGACAAGGCGAAAGCTGTAGCTGAGATCGCAATCCCCATGAGCTTGATGCTTGATGGCAGAATCAAAATATGCTGCCGCATCGAGGCTCAGCACTTTGTCGCGGAAGAGAAAAACGCCTGCTGGATAATATCGCTCCCAAAAGGCCAGCGCGGCTTGGAACTCAGCCAATTCACGGTTTTGAAAGAGCAGGTCATAGGCGCGTTGTCGTGCGGATTTGACGCGTCCTTTGCGCACGCCATCTTCGGCTTTGCGCACGAGTGCCGTAACTCCATCTTCTGCCTCATAGCCCAGGGTGGGAAAGTAGGGAAATGCTTCGAGAATGCGCGCCGTCAATTGTTTCTCTGTGATTGCAGTCGTGACAGTGATCGTGCAGGTGGACCCGACAAAATTGGGCGCCGTCCAAAGATTTCCGACCATCGTGCCGCAGGAAGCCGTGAAGGTCGCGGTCGGATCGTTACTGGTGAACGTCACCACATCGCCTGGCGCGGCAACCGGCTGTTCTGGCGCAACGGCGAACGGCACGACGACCGTGAGCGTTACCTCCTGCGAACTGCTCGTGGCTTTGACGGCATAGCTGCCGGGCAACGTTGGTGCTGTGTAGGTTTGATTCGGCGCGCCAAAGGTGCCATTGCCGACAGCCGCTGACCAGGTCACAAGATCGTCGGGATAATTCGTGCGCAAGCGAATGGTTTGGCCGGAGGACAGTGTCGTCGGATTTGGTTCGGCTAACGTGAGCGTTGGGATTTCGACGCGCGCAATAGCAGTTTGCAAAGCACTCGCAGCATAGGTGGCTTTCACTTCATAGATGCCCGGCGTTGTGCCTGGCGTATAGGTGGCTACCACGCCCGGTGACGTGATCGTGCCACCTGTTGCCGTCCACCCGGCTTCACCAATGCTGCTCCAATCGCCCACCAGGACCGGGCTTGGAATCTTCGGGGTGGCAGGATGTGGTGGTAACGTGCCGACAGCGAAGAAGCAGGGATAGACCACCGTCGTCGCCAACATTGAGCCGACGACAGCGCCATTGAGCAGGACGCGCCACACGGACCCTGCGGCTTCAATCGTCAGCACATCGCCGATGCTGCGCACCCCGCTTACCGTCGCAATGGCTCCTGCCTGATTGCTGATCGTCAGCTGGCTTAAACTGGACGCATAGTTCCAGGCAAGAAACTTGCCGCTGCCATCCTGCAAATTCGCGCCGATGTCGCCCGCGCCAACAGGCAAGCAATTGGCAGTCAGCGTGAGCGACATGGAACCCAAACCCGAGGCGAGCTTTTGCGCGCTGTAGCCCTGATACGCATTCGCCGGACTGATGGGAGTGAGCGACGCATCGGCATTGACATTCGCATTCACCAGCGCTCCCCACAACACGGGCGGAGGCGGGGCGAGCAGCGTGAAGCGTTGCGTCTTGCCAGGAAAGCAAGTGATGGTTTCGGGGATGAGTCTTAGCATAGAAACTCAAAATCAAAAGGCCGCACTTGAAAGCAAAAGGCAAAAGGCAAATATCAAAACGCAAAAGGTCGGCACTTATTTGTTACTTTTTCTAAAGCGGCGAAGCCATCCGTTTCCACATTTGCCTTTTGCCTTTTGAGATTTGCCTTTTGATTTCTTCATACCGGCACTGCTGCCTGAATCGCGGTGTGATCGGTGTCCTGATAGAGCGGCATCGGCGTGTGCAGCAGAACGAAGCGACGGATATCCGGTTCGCTCTCAGCCGCTTCGTCCACGACCTCGGTGACCAAGCATTTCTCGCTGGTGAAGCCGAGCAGCGGATGCGTAAGCGTGACGAAATCGCCGGGCAGAAGATGAAACGAATCGCCAAAGCCGGACAGATGGATCGTGAGCGGAAAATCGCTGAGCAATCGCAATTGTCGCTGCAAGAGCCGCTGGGCTTGCGATTGCCGCATGTTGGGCAGTTTCAGTTCCGGGCCATCCAGAATGCCGTAGGTCTCGATCAGGGCGTCGCGTTTGACTTCGAGCGACGCGCCTTCCTGTAAAAACTCATTATCGAGATCGCGAAACACAGCGGTCAGCCGATTCGGTCGTTCACGCGCATCCCGCCGCTCAAAGCTGACGCTGCCGCTCAGGATGTTTTGCACGGTGAAGTGATGCAGCGGCGTGCTTTCCGTCGGCGGAAGGAAAGTCAGATGCTCCCCATCATCCTGCCAAAACGCGCCGCAACTCGCGCAAATCGCATCGAGCGCCGCTGCCAACGTCGTCGGCCCGGTAAACGCGACGTGCGATTCAAAGCGTGGAATCTGGCGCACCGTCGTGCCGTCGTTCCATTCGATCAAGGCGGCATTCACATCTCGCCACAGTTTCCATTTCGGCCAATGAATGCGCGCTTTCGGCAGTCGCTTGCGCACGACGATCAAATCCGCCGCGTGCAACGCTGGATTGGTGGAATAACCAAAGCCGACTTCATTCCCATTCTCGTCATAGTCCTTCACTTTCAAACAACGAAAGATGCCGCGCAACTTGTCGGGGCGATCATCGGTTGCCAGTTCCGGCGGCAACTTCGTCGCTACATAGGCCGTAGAGTTATACGTCAGGCCCGTTGTGAAGAACGCATCCACGCCTTGTACGGGATCGGCAAACCCGGTTGAGAGCGTGCCGGGATGAAAATGGAAATCGGCAGCCGCGACATCTTCGCCGTTATAGAGCAATCGTTCGCACGCGTCCCATTCGCCTTCACCGAGCGCATTGATGATGACCGATGGTTGACCGGCTTCCTGCTTATGCAGCACGAGATGCCCAGCGACGATATGCTGGCCATAGGCGAGCGCAAGATAGCCGCCATTCACTTGTAACTGGTCGAGCGCCACTACGCGATTTCTCCTTCAATCCAGACGTGATATTTGCCGAACAAGGGTTGATCGAGCGAATACTTCACCTCGGCTGTGCGCAGCTTGACGCCAAAGGTGAGCAGAAAATCCTCCTCTGCCGCGTCTTCCTCATAGACCCGCAAGACAGGCATGGATTCTTCTGGATTCCGCGTATTGCTCTGAATATGCGCGCGCATCACAACTACTTTGACCATAAGTTTTTAGGGGCCAGGTGTCGGGTGTCAGGTGTCAGGTCGGAAACCGAAGGTTCTTCCCTGACACCTGACACCTGACACCTGACACCTTCCTTTCTCCTTTCACAAATTCATAAAGCCATCGCGTCCAAATCCGTAATCGCCGCCATTGCCGCCGCCGTAACTATCGCCGGGAATGTCGCCGCCACTGGAATTGCCGCCCGTGTTGATGGTGACGACGAGTGAACTTTTGCTGGTGTCAAAGATGAACCCACCAAAACGATGCTGCACGACGCAGCCACCCGGATCGTCATAGAGCTTGTTGCAGGTGGGGCGTGGATCAGTCGCGCCACAAGGGACGCTCTTGTATTTCCACTGACAGGCACGCGCGACCAGCCGTTGCCCCGCGATATGTTCACCTGTATACGCATCGCTCACGATGCTGAGCCGCAGTTCGTTCTCATTGGCATTGGCTCCAACGACAATCCCTTTGAGCAACGTACGCGCGTTGGTATTGGGGCTCTTGAGATCGCGCCAATACCGACCCGCTTCCGCCTGCGCGCCCGTTAATCGCTCCGACGCCGCCAAAAGACTGATACCCAGCACCATCGTCACGTTTTGCACGGTGGCCTCGACGCGATCGGCGGCGCCTCCGAGCGAGTATTTGAAGGGGCCCACCGAAATCAAATCGTCACTGTAGGCAAAGCCATCTATTGTGTCGCGCTGTGTGGCCCAATAAAACGATTGGCCATTGGTGAGGAACAGCCGCAGAAAGGAATGACTTTCGAGCCAGTCCTGCTGCAGCATCGTGGCGAGTTGCGGTGTTAGAGCACGCATAAAGCAGGTATCAGGTGTCGGGTGTCAGGTATCAGGTCGGAAGCCGAAGGTTCTTCCCTAACACCTGGCACCCGACACCCGACACCTTTTACAAATCCTCCCGGTTCAGCCGATTGATGCGTCGTGCGCGCACCGTCGCGTTTTGTCCGCGCTGGGTGCGCAGTCCCGCGACGACAATTTCTCCCGTTTCATCCACGCGCAGCCCGACATTCAAATCCAATTCGAGGCGCGTGCTGCTCGCGGTGGCAGCAGAGAAGCGCTCAATCACTTCCACTTTGCCGCCCTGCGCGAAACCCGGCACACCGATCTGGGCAAAGGTGCGATCTCCACCGAGCAGGGCTTGATGCTGTTTGGTCAGTACGACTTCGCCCGGACGCAGCCAGGCCAGTACAGAATCGCGTCCGACATCGATGCCCGGCACAATGCCGCCGACGGCAAATTCGGGGATCAACTGATTGACGCGTGCGCCACGTTTGCGCTGACGCTCGACGGCTTCTTTGAGCGGTTCGAGGAAGAGACGATCAACATCGGGAATCTGATTACGCAGCCGCGATTCGCGCACGGATTTGGTTTTGATCTGGCTGATGAGGTCAATCGCCGTACTGCGCGCTTCGGCAGCTTGCGCGAGCGCTTCATCGCCATTGATGCGGTCGGCATTCACACGTGCCGTTAATTCTTTCAGCACGTTCATATACTCGACCCAGTAGGTGTCCACTTTGGCCTCATCGGCTTTGCGCTGTTTGGCTTTGCCGAGTAGGAACGAGCCAATCAGCAACACGCCACCGACGGCAGCCGTAATGGGATTGGAGAAAAGCGCTGCTGTTGCGCCTGCGAGGCCCGTGGTTGCGCCCGCGAGCGCCGTTGGCACCGCAGTTAGCCCTATGCCAAGCAGCGCGCCCCCTGCGCCTCCAACGATTTGCCCGAGTCGCGATTGCCCACCCAAACCCACGCCGAGGGACAAGCCGAGCAGCGGCGCAAGCGACGCCAAACTGCCCGGCGCGGCGCTGCCTGCCTTGGCGTTGAAACCAAATCCTTTGAAGAGACCGCTCACGCCGCCAAACAAATTGGCGAGCGTGCCCCCCGTGCCGCGCTGATTCGCTGAGCCGAGTCCTGATAGCCCCGGCGCGCTCAAAACGCCACGTGTGCCACCGGTCGCGCTTGCAGGTACGCTCAGGGAACTGCCGCCACCGAATAGTCCGCCGAAAATGCTGCCCAACGCGCCACTGCCGGAACTTGTGCCCGCCAACGGTGCTGTGCCGCCCGGCGCACCAAAGAGTCCGCCCAGCAGTCCGCCAAGCAAGCCGCCTCCACTACTCGCACTCGTCCCTTGCAGGCTGCCGCCACCAAACAGCTTCCCGATGAGGGAGTTGGCAATGTTGCTGGCCAAACCACCAAGAATGTTTTTCAGCAGGGCATTCGCGAACGTTTTCAGTTCGTTGCCAATGGCTTTCAATCCACCTTTGAAGCCACTCTGCACAAACGCCGTAAAAATGCTCGTCAGCGAATTCGCCACGCTTTCGGCGATGCCTTGCACCTGGCGCTGCAATTCTTCGGCTTGTTGGCGGGCTTGCTCGTAGGCGTCTTTCTGGCGCGCGAAATACAACAACTGTTCTTTCTGCGTGTCGTCGAGGCCGGCCAGTTCATTATTGATCGCTGCCAGTGCGCGTTCGTAATGGCTGGCGGCTTCCTGTGTGATGCGCAGTGTATTGGCAAAGTCCGCGACCTTTTCGTCCAAGACTTCCTGCGCGCGGCGTTGTTCCTCCAAGGGATCGGCCAGGTTGGGTAAGTCCAGAATGACATTCGCCCGACCACCTGTCTGTTGGATGCGTTGATTGATGCGGGCCTGCGCCAATGCGCCAGTCACACCGAAGTTGGCGATGTCCGCCTGACTCAGACCGGAAAAGCCCCTCTCTTTGCGGAGCGCGAGCAATTCGCGCAGGCTGGCTTTGAGCTGATTCAGTTGCTCGATTTCAGCCTCGGCCTGAAACTGTTTGGGCGTTGCTGCCAGCAGCGCTCCGATTTCAGCCGTGAGTTGCGCCACCTCATCTTGCGCGGCTTTCAGATTGGCACCGACGAGTTGGCGGATGGCTTTCTCGACACTGCCTTGTGCTTTATCCAGCCCTTGCACGAAGCCCGCACCAACGAAGGCGCCGATGATTTCCATTTCCTTCGAAGGCGACGAAATGCCGAGCGCCGCTTTCGCGACCTGCAGCGCACCGATCGCCAGGTCTTTCATTTTGCTGTAGACCAGCGACGCGCCTGCACTGATGCCGTTCACTAAGCCTTGAATGATCTGCCCGCCGATCTCAAAGGTTTTGTTGACCAAAAATAACAAGGCGTCCGCGATGACACTGCCCACCAATTTCATGGCCGAGAACACACCTTGGGCGAGATTCGACAGCACAGTCAATACGGCACGGGCAAACGTCGCGACAATGGATTGCGCAGTGGCCCAGACGCCCTGCCAATCACCATTGATGATTTGCGCGATCAGTTTGAACACGTCGCCGATGATGCGTACGAGGCCTTGGATGATCGCGACCGTGTTGTTGAGGTACGTTTGGACGATGGCGGTGATCTGCTCGCCATGCGCTTGCCAAAACGCTCGCAGGGCATTCAGGACGTTGACTGCTGCTTCCTTGAAGACAGGAAGATTCTGCTGCCACCACGCCAGGAGAGCGCCCATCTGCTCTTGCACGAAGCTGCGAATAAACCCAAACACGGCGGCGGTTTTTTCGCTCACGCCACCCAGGTTTTGCACATAAGCGACGCCAATGGCCGTGCCGAGTGCGGTCAGGGCCGAGATGGCGAGTGCGACCGGTGCGCCAATCGTGCCAATGGCTGCCGCCAACGCGCCGATCCCTACCACGAGCGGGCCGACGACGGCTGCGACCAGTCCGAAAATGACAAGGGCGTTTTGCACATTCGGATTGAGTTGCGTGAAGGCCGCCGAGAGTTTTTCCAGGAGCGCCGTGAGGCTGGTGAGTGCCGGGCCGAGAATGTTCAGTAATTGTTCGCCCAACGGTACGAGCGCCAACTGCACGCGCTCCTGTAATTTTTGAAAGCGCACGCTGAGACTGTCCTGCACACCGGCAAGCTTTGGATTGTTTTGTACGCCGTCGGCTAACCCACTCAGGAAGCTATCGAGCGTTAAGGCACCGGATTCTTTCAACTGGCGCAGTTTGTCAGGGTCTTTGGTGCCGAACGCTGTAGCCAGCAATTGCTCAAAGATCGGCACCCGCCCGATGGCTTCTTTGATGTCGCCGCGCTCAAAGCCCTGCTGGAAGATTTGCACCAGGTTGCGTGTGAAATCTTTCTGATTGCCGAGATCAAAGACGGCACCGAGTTTGCCCGTGGCCCGAATGATTTTGTTGATGGAGGTTTCCGTGACTTCGCCAATGGCGCGTAGTTGCGCATATTGGCCAATGGCCGCCGACGTCAGCACGCCCGGGGATTCCGCTGCTAGTTGGGTCAGTTCGGCGATCTTCGTTTTGGCCTTGTCGGCTGAGCCTTCAATCGCCGTCAGCGTCGTGCGGAACTTGTCGTACTTGAGTGCCGCCTCAATCGCCTGCTGACCGAAGCCGACGAGCGGTAAGGTCAAGGCCGCCGCAAGACGGGCCCCCGCTTGAGCGGCGTCTTGTCCGAAGTCTTTGAGCGTCGCACGCCCGGCCTCAAGCCCTGCGCGCATAGAGGCACCGAAGGCCCGCGCCGCCGTCGCACCTTCCTGTAGCTTACGTCGGATGAAATCGAGATCGCCCCGGAAGGCTTGCCCCACCGTCACGCCGGAAAACTTCTTCAACTCCTCGCGCGCACGCCCCAGCCCCGTCGTGACGGTATCCACTTTGTTGCGCAGAAAATCGAGACCGGACTGCAGCGCATTACCGAGGCCGCCGCCACCGAAGGAACGGAGCTTGGCCTGTGCTTTGGTGAGACCGGAATGGAGCGCCTGAAAGCCCCGCTCAGCACCGGCAAAGAACGGATCGAGCGCCTGGTGGACCGATCTGTCACTGAACGCACGCTTCACCTTGCCCGCCGTTGCCGTCGCGGCGCGCGTAATCTCCTTGTCCGAGAGTTCAACTTCAATGGTGAGTGTGGCGGGCATAGGATTGGTGGTCGGGGGCCGGTGATCGGTGGTCAGTAGTTGAAAGTCGGAAACCAACGGACAACGGACGACGGACAACTGAAAACGGACACTAAAACGTCATTCCTCCATGGCGGGCCTGTGCTTCGCGTTGGCGACGTTGGAGTTCCTCGCGCTCAGCCTGTGCTTCGTCGGCTTGGGCGCGGCCATGTTGTAGCCCCGCGAGGGCGGCCCAGGCTGCAGCGCTCAGCGCATCGGGATAGGCGAAGGTCGCGCCCGCTTGCCGAATTGCGTCGAGGCGGATCGCTTCGGCAATCCACCAAGCCCACGCTATCGGCAATTCCGGCTTGGGTCGTTTCAGCCGTGCGGCATCAATCAAGCGCTCGAAATAGCTGCCGAGCGCCGTCGTCAGTCCTGCAGTTCGGCCTCGACATCCGAGAACAATTTGTTCATCGCCATCTCTTTGATGACGGGATCAATCAACGCGCAGAATCGGGGCTTTGCGTCGGCTAACAAGTGCGACTCAGTCGGCATTTCCGCTCCGTCCAATTGCAGGTTGCGTGCGCTGTGCAACAGTTGATCAAAGGCTTGAATGGCGACGCGAAGGTTGAAGGACGCGACCGATTTGTTTTTGCGTGAGCCTTTGACGATGCGTCCGCGTGCGTATTCGCGATCATACTGCGCACGCAGCTTTTCTTCCGGGTAGGTGAAAAACAGATAGAACTGCGCGTACGGTTCTAAGCCGACGCCGCAATCAAAGCGTAGTTTGATGAGTCCTTGCGCGGCGGCTTCTTCGTCTTCCTCAATCTCACACTCCATTGCGTAAAGCGTATGGATCGCTTTGTTTTTCTGATGTAACGGAATCCGCGTGGCTTCGTTGGCTTCTATCTGATGCCAGTTCTGAAAATCCCGACCGCTCCCGAAATCAAAGCCTTTGGTCTCCGCGATAATGCCGTCATAGAGCAAGGCATTCGCTTCGTCCACATTAAAGGTTGCCGTGGCCTCCAGCTTGCTTACATCTTCTGTGGCGTAGATCAGCTTTTTGGAGCGGGCAATGACTTGTTCCGGGTCAGGCCGACGCAAGCGATGCGCGAATTTTAGCCCGAGTTCTTTGATGACAATCTCGCGGTGCTGCCAGTTGAGTTCGTAGGGATTCATGGGGTGGTTCCTTTCTTGCTGTCTTTCTTCGTTTCTTTCTCCCGCGCTTCGCGCAGTGCGACGCGTTGCAGGCGCAGTTCTTCCTGATGTGCGACTTCTGCTGCGATAAATTCCTGATGGGCCTCGGCGACAGTGCGACCATCGGGCAAGCGTGCTTCTTCCGGGCGACGTTGCGCAATCTTCAAGGCTTCCGCCTCCGCAATCAGTTCTTCGTTCGTTTTCAAAATGGACATGGGGTTCTCCGAGTAGACGGTAGACGGCAGACGGTAGACGGTAGCCTTCGGTTTTCTACCGACTACCGACTACCGGCTATTGTCTACCGCAAAAGAGCCAGATCATTGATGACATTCACCCGCATAGCGCCGCCGGTGATGGGATCGCGCATGGGGGCGAAATCCAATTGAATGGTGGCATCGCCATCATCATCGGCAGGCGTGACAGCAGACATCTGCGCGACAGGAATGACGATTTCGAGCGCGTGACGCGTGGGTCCTGCACCGATGATGTTGCCAAAGACAGTGAACGTGAGGTTAGTGACTTGCTGGTTACAGTAGACGTCCTGCACTTCGGCGAGTGTTTCATCGAGCGTGAGGACAATTTGTGCCGCTGCCGTGCGCGGTCCACGCAATAACTTGCGCACGAAGGCCGCATCGCACGGATCGGTTTCGCTCACGCGATAGGGATCACCGGCGCAGCGATCATTGCGCTTCAGATTGTTGTTCAATTCGACAAACCAACTACGTACGCGACAACTGCTCTGCGTGACATTCACGACTGTGGCATTGCGCGTGTATTTGATTTCGACGGAATTGCCGCGCGAGCAGGGAACTGCCGCAGGTGCATTGGGCGTGAAGGCCAAGGCTTGCCAATTGCCAGAGCCGACGAGCGTAGCTTCGTATTGCACATCATCGGCGCGTTGCTGCGAGAGGCGAAAGCGATCCACGACGAGGCCGCTGTAGATGTATTTCGCGCCTCCAAGCGCCGCGAGCAAATCGCTCGCGGGCAGTTGCCGTCCGGCGGCGGGCGGCAACATCGCTGCTGTATGCAAAAAGCCAGTGCCGCTCGCAGAACTGGTGGCGAGGCCACCGACGGCGCGCAACGCTAATCGTCCGCCGTTGTAGGTGTCTACCACGTCCTGGATGGGGATTTCCGGCGGAATCCAATACTTGTTACAGAAGAGCGTCGGAAACTCTGAACCAAGGCCGACACGATTCGCGTTATTGGATTTTTCCATCTGCGGAATGATGACCTGCGGCGTTTGCGTCGTCAGCGTCTCGTAATCCGCCGCCGTCGTGAACAGCGTGTTGTAGGCGGCCTCCGGCAATTTGGAGAGCCCCATCAAAATATCCTGCGAAAGAAATTCAGCCATAATGGTTTCAAAAGGTGTCAGGTGCCGGGTGTCAGGTGTTAGGTCGGAAGCCGAAGGGGTTTCCCTGACACCTGACACCCGACACCCGACACCTGCTCAAATACAATCGAGATAGCGCACAACCAACTCGCCGCGTGCGAAATGCGCAAGTTCGCCGCCAAAGGCCATAATGTCCGACGATAATTCGAGGCTTACGATGCGCACCATTTTGCTCTCGATCAGCAGTTGCGTGCCGGGTAGAAGGGCGGCCTCGACGGCGTCCACTTCGGCGCTGAAATGCTGTTCCGAGTTATTGCCGGTTTGCCCTTGCAAGAACGAGCGAAAGGCCCAAAGCGCGTAGGTGCGCGTATAAGAGGCTTGATTGACGCCGGTGCGCTCGACCGTTTGCCGACGACGGGTGATGAGCCAGCCGTGCGCGGCGTCGCTATTGTCTGGCCGCATCAACCCCAGCCATTCGGACACGTTGTAGCCGAGCGCCCAACGTGACCACACCACAGCAAGCGGTGCTACCGTCTGAATGCGGGCGGCGAGTTCGGTGCGAATGCGCGCATCGGCAATCATGCAAATATCTCCAGCAATCCTTGGACAGCGGGTTGAGCGTAGGGACGTACCTCCATATGGCGCGTACCGAACTCCAAATACGCCGCATACTCCGCGAAGATCGCCAACACGCCTTTTGTCGACGACGGAAACTGCGGTTCCAGGGACTGAATGAGATTGCCCGTATCAATCGCAGGCGCTTCGCCTGGCGCGGACGCCTGATGCACGCGCGAACCACGCGGGTACAAGCGCCCGTGTTTAGGCTGTGCCATCGCGTCTTTGATCGTTGCATCCAGGTCGTAAATCGTCTTCCGAATCAGCACCGACGCAACCTCTTCTGCCGCTCCCTCAAACCCGGTAAGTTGCACTTTGATGGTGGTCATACTTTGACAGGTGTCAGGTGCCGGGTGTCGGGTGTTAGGGAAAATACCTGCCTTTTCCCTGACACCTGATACCCGACACCTGACACCTACTGAACCCCTTCCACAATGAGCTTCGGATTGCCGAGCACCGCGCCCGCGTCAGGAAACGCACAGGCAAAGCGATAGGCGACGCCTGCCGGACGGGCGACGGAGAAAAAGGTCTTCCAATTGCGTTGCAGCAGAATTCGATCCTGCTCGACGTAGAATTGAAATTGATCCCCAATTTTCCAACTCTGGATTTGGTTCGGGGCCGCGCCTGTTTGGTAGATGGCGACGCCCGCTTGTCGCACCTCGATTTTGTAATCGTCTTGGAAGCGCAGCACGACATCAATGGCATTCGGATCGGTGCCCGTGAGTATGCCACTCAAGCCGCAATAGCTGTTTTGCTTGGCGGAGAGCAGTGTGACTTGCACATAACCAGTTTTGCCAGCGGGGATCGTTTCGGTGCTGTTTGCGCCGCCCATCGCTGCTGTCGCGATCACTGCCGGTTGTCCGGCATAGCCACCGAGGACAGCGTTGGTGGCGCCTGTCAGCGTGATGCCACCCGACGTCGGTGTGGGCGGCGGCGTAGGATTTGTGACCATGATGGAACTATTGACCGTGCCTCCGGTGGTGGTGACGACAAGGGCTTTGCTGCCCGGGGTCGTGAACGTTTGCGTTGGCAGCACAATCTGCGTGGCCGTGTTGCTCGTCGGTGTCACCGCATTGCCCGCCATCGTCACGCTCGCACTGCCGAGATTGGTGCCAGTAATCGTGATTGCGCCCGTGGCGACGTTGGTGGTTGCGGTGCTGGGCGACGTATTGGAGATTGTCGGCGCTCCTGGTGGCGCGGCATTGATCGTGAAGGTTTGCGCTGCCGACGTGCCGCCACCCGGCGCTGCTGTTTGCACGGTGAGCGAGAGCGTTCCGGCTGCGGCAAGCAGTGACGAAGGAATGACTGCTGTAAGCTGCGTTGGACTCACAAACGCGGTCGTCAGATTCGTTGCGCCTGCGCGTGCCGACGACGAAGCGACAAAGCCACTACCCGTCAACGTGATGTTCGTGTTGCCCACACCTGCCGTCACATTGGTCGGCGCGATACTCGACAAGCTGGGGGCCGGATTGCTGACCGTAATACTCGTATTGACGCTGCCGCCTGCCGTCGTAACCACAATGGTTTTCGTGCCGGTTGAGGTGAACGTCTGAGCCGGCAAAACAATCTGTGTGGCCGAGTTGCTGGTTGGCGTGACGCTATTGCTATCCACCGTAACGCTTGCAGAACCGAGATTCGTGCCCGTGATGGTAATTGTGCTGGTGGCAACACTGACCAAGGCCGTGTTCGGAGCAATGTTGGTAATGGTCGGTGCACCCGGACCGGCGATGTTGATCGTGAAAGTGACGCCGTTGCTCGTGAGCCCTTCAGTCACATTGCGCACCGTAACGGTTGCGGTTCCAGCAGTCGTGACCAATGCTGACGGCACTGTCGCCGTCACTTGCCCGGCATTCACATAATTGGTCGTGAGCGTCGTCGCGTTCCAGCGTACTTCCGCATCGGATGCGAAGTTGGCACCGTTCACCGTCAGCGTGAAATTTGCTGCACCTGCGGTCGCGGCATTCGGCACGAGATTCGTAATGCTCGGCGCCGAAGGCGGATTCAACCGATCCCCCAGAAACTCCGAAATCGCATTGCCCGCCTGTCCATAGACCTTCAAGCTATTGGTGCTGACGTTCAGCATCCACAGGTTGACGGGCTGATAATTGCCGACCGTCACAAAATCCAGATTGCCGCCATCAATGCGGTCGCGGTACAGACAATTGTCTTCCCACATCCGCTGCGCAAAATCCTGTAACGTCGGATCGTTCGTGACCCGCGCGCCCATAATCAACGTGGCGACAATGACATCGTTCTGCGTCGCATTCATCCCCGACGGATACACCACCGTGCCCGCAGCAAAAGACTTTGCGCCGGTGGATTTGTAATTGCGCACCACGCCTGTCAGCGTATTGCCACTCACGCCGGTGTAGGTGAAATACTCCCAGGTGCTTGGATCCGTGAGGCTCCCCATCAGCACGCCGACTTTGCTGTTCAGATTGAGATTGAAAGTGCTCGCATCATTCAATTGCAGATTGGTGTCGCTTGCATTGATGCCGACGGCGAGTGTGTCGGCAAAGCTGCGTTGATAGGTGAACGCCACCGACGACAAGGGATTGTATTTGGTCGGATCGTTTGGATGTTCCGTGCCGCCTGCGAGCATCGGCGCATTCGCCGTGGCACTCACTGCTGCTTGATCGCCTTTTTGGAGGAACCGCGCGACCTTGCCGATGTAGGTAGCGAGGGCGGTTTGCGTCGCGCCGACGCTTTCGCGCCAGGTCTCGATGATACCGTGCATACAGTAGCCACCATGCTGAAAGAGCGCCGCAATTTCGGTCGGCCCATTGCCCGTTTTGAAATGGATGAAGCCATCGTCTTGCGGTTCGGCAGCCATCGTCGCAATGAAGGATTGCGCGTAGTCCTGCGCACGTTGCAAATCAATTGCCTCGCCGAAATACCGATAGCCCGTCACGAGCGTGTGAATCGGCCACCCGGCAAAGCGTGGCTCGGCATTGCCATTGCCCGTTACCGGGTCTTTCGTGACATAGAAGCCTATCCCATACAGCCGATGCCCGGCGGTGCCTTGATAGTTGTATTGTCGTGCTTGTTGGACGCCCGCATAGGCTGCCTCATACGCAATCGGATCGTCGGTCAGTGCCCAGTACAAACAACTGCCTTCGTTCCAGCTATGGGTCGGATTAGCAATAGGGGAGTTCGTATAATCAAACGGATTCGGCGCATAGGCACGCTCATACCGCGCCAGGCCGTACATATCCGGCGTGCCGACCGCTTGCGATTGATGATTCCACATCTGGCCCAGTTCGATGCGGTTGCGAATATTCTGTAGGGCCAGCTTCCACGCGAGCGCGGATTTCGCGGGATCGCTTTCGCGCAAGCCCTCGCGGAAGAGAATGTAGGGCGTATCGTAGCGGTTGTTACCAAACCCGACATCGTCCGGCGTATTGCCGAATTTGTTCCAGCCGAAGGGATACGTGCCGCTGCCTGCTTCTTGTAAGCGCCAGCGATATTCTTTCAGCGTTTGCGCGGGGCGCGAGGGCGTCACCTGTTCGCAGACGCTGATGTCATATGCGCAGGCCATCATTCGCTCGTAGTGATTGCAGGCATCGCGGAATTTCTGTGGTTCGGAAGCAAAGACTGTATTCCAGTTGCGCTTCTCGACCATATTCGGGCGCACAGCTTTGGAACTGGCAATGTAGGCTGGATCAAATGTCGCGCCAATCGTATCGAGCAGCGTCAGTCCATTGCTGGCATTGAGACCCCAAAAGAGATCGCGCGATTTCGTAATGCCGCCCTCAAATTCAATCGGGCCTGCGCTGGCCGGAAAGAGTTCAAAGTGACAGCCTGTTGCATCCACGCTAATCGCGTTCGGCCATTGCACGTTGAATTCATGCACCGCCCACTGAAAGTTCGCAATCGCCGAATGATTGAGCGAGGAATGCAGGTTGTCGGCCTTGTAGCGCGCGACACTCGTCGTCATATCGGTGACCGCATCGCTGACCGACGTGCCTGCGAGCGCCGTCGGAACATCGAAGTTGAGCGCCTTGAAAAAGATGGAGGGACAAGGATTTGTGCTGATCGTCTCAACGCTGTTGCGCAGCGTGATCTTCGTGCGCACAAAGCCGGTATCGGCGTAAAACCAATGGCGCAGGATGAACGTCAAATTGGGTTCCAACGCTTGCCCGCCATCTTTCAGCACGCCTTCTTGCTTGATGATGATGGCTTTGTCGCCATATTGCTTTTCAATCGTGGTGCCGCTTGCCTTGAGGCTCATCGTAGCGGTGCTGCTTGCAGGTGTTGTCGGTTCCAGAAAAACACCTTGCGGCAGGTAATTGCTCAAGGCTGCCGTGAACGTGATGGTATTCGCACCTGCATTGACGGATTGAATCGTGCGTGTCGGTTCGTTCTCGACTTCCTGAATGCGCACGAGCATCCCTGGCGTTGGTGTGACAGGCGGCGCACTCAGCAGGCAGAACCCTTGGGAGTCTGAATAGTTGAGCGGCACGACGTGATTGCCTGCGCCATAATCCAGAATCAGATTGATGCGATGCGTGTTTGTCATCAACGCGATGGTCATATCAGGCAGACCGAACGGCGTTGCCATAATCAGGAACGGCGTACCGCTTGCGCCACCCGTTGGAAAATAATCCTGCACGACGCCCTGCCAGGCGAACTTCACGGTTTCGCCGGGCGTGAAGAGGCTCGCGTTTTGCACCTTGATCGTTACGTCGGTTGGTATCGCCGCGAAGTCGAATTGCGATGAAGTGTAGGTCGTGCGTGTTTTCTTATCTACGGGGATCGTCAAGCGTGGCTTATCCGTCGCGTGCAGGATTTCCGCTACGCCGATTTGGACAGAGGTCAGCAGGTCCTGGCCATCAGCAACTTTATTGAACGTGGCGCTGATGACACCGTTGCTGATGACGATGTCGTTGGCATTGTTGGCGACGACGAGGGGATTGGATTGCGCGGGTACGGTGCCGCCTGCATCGTCTACCGTCAGATCGCGCGGCGTGCCCGTATCCTTGAAGGTCACACGCGCCCATTTGATCGGCTTCGTCGCATCGCTCGGTATCCCTTTCCAGCGCGAGCCGACGGTAAAAGTGGCCGCGAGAATCGTCGCGCCTTGTTTCAAGCGTAGCGTCGATATATCGGTGACATTGAAGCTTTCTTTGAGGGGAAAACCAAGCGTGCGCACGAGGCCGGAGCCTGCTGCTTTGATGAGGACTGTTTCGGTAATCGGCATTATCGCTCTCCGGTCGGAATAAGGGTGAGTCGCCAGACATGTCCGGCACTGAGGTCTTGCTCCACCTGCGAAATCTTGCAGCGTTTGCGCTGCCCATGCGCTTCAAGCACGGCAAGGCAGCCAGCGCGCAGTTTCTGCCACGGCAAGTTCGCGTTTTCCAGAATCTCCAACATCCATTCCTCACTGTTGGCAGATCCGGTCAGCATCGGATAGGCGCTCCAGCTTTCGCTGAGTTCTGCGAGCAACGTTTCCCCTGCCGGTGTCACAGCAAATAGTTGCAACACTGCATCTGGGCTGAAATGCAGCCGACGCTCGCGCTCCAGCGTGTTGGCATACAAGCGCCCTAACATTTCGTGTGGTGAGCAAACATTCATCAGATCGTGGCAGCGATGCGCTTGCGGTAGCGTTCCGCCATCGCCTGGCAATTGAGAAACAGTTGTCGAGCCGAGAAGTGCCGCCCACCCGTGAGCGAAACATCGTGCAGTTGTGATGCTTTTGCTGCCTTCAGCATCCACCCGGCAACCGCCGCTGCGGTAAAGTCGTAGGTCGGCGACCAGTTCGTCTCCGCAGGCGACAAGCCAGTCGCATCCATGCACGCATGTTGTCCCAGCAACTGATCGAGTTCCGCGTCGGTCAGCGCTGGTTCCGCGCACGATTGCACTTCCAGCGCGAGTCGGGCTCTGGCTTCATCACGTGTCATGCTTGCTTTGCCTGTTGGGCTTTGCGCTCCGCCGCTGCTTTGGCTGCGCCGGTTAATGGACGTTTGGACCTTCTGCGCGTCGCCGACGATTGCTCATCATCTGCCGCAAAGAACTCGCCCCAATCGCCGTCGTCCCCCGCAGGTGTGAGCACGACGTCGTCCGTGTCTTCCACGTACCCTTGCGGCGCGTAATACTTCTGCCAAGCTTTCTGCGTCGTCGTGAGCGTTCGCCCCGTCTGTGGATCAATGATGTTGACTTCTTCCATAACTGTTCTCCTGTCTTCCCCTCACACCTGACACCCGACACCTGATACCTGCCTTTATGGCCGCCGCACGACAGCGAACGGAAACCGTGTCGCGCTATTCGGATTCAATCGTGTGGCGGTGTTGGCCACTTGATAACCGACACGCATCACGCACCGTAGTGCCACCATGTCTTGTTGCGAGAGGTTGTAGAGAATCGGCCCGCCGATGCCGTCCTGAATGACGCCTTCGGTCAGGATTTTGAACGTCAGGTCTTGCCGCAAGCCGATGATGACTTGCTCGCGATTGCCTGCCATATGCACGGGAACGCCCGCTCCGTCAGTAGGCCACGCGCCGTTTTCTAGAAAGTCGAGCGGCACGTTATGCAACCGTGGCGGCATATCGCCCGATAATGCTTCCTGAAAGAGCGGTCGTCGTTCGTTATCGCGTAGGTTACGCAGTGTGTTTTCAATTTCCACGCGCGCTACCTGCGTATTCACGCGATAGCCGTCGCTGCGCACCATGCCAATCGCGTCACCGACGTCAATGCCGATATCCGTTGTCGGCCCCGACGACACGCTCAGTACATTGCCTGCCGCAATTGCGCCCTCGACCAGTGACAAAGGCCAGGAAGCCGGACGGTCCACACCGAACAGCACGGCTTCATCCACCTTCTTGCCGAAGGCGGCAGCGATTTCCGGTCGCACTTCGGCCCAGATGTCGTACTCGGAATCATCCAGCACGGCTTCTGGGATCGGCACGATCACCGCGAGTTCTTCGGCTTCCAGAAACTTGTTCGCCCAGCGCATTTCGGTCGTTTGCTTCATGCCGGTGTCGCCGTTGACCCAGTAGGCTTGCGGCAACAAATCCAGCACGGGCTGGCGATAGAGCTTGGTACTCATGCGGCGCGTGCGAAACGTCGAGAGCGCATAGCTGCCTTTTGGCATTTCCTTGAGGATTTCTTTGGAAACCTCTTCAGGAATGAGCGCGCCCGCATCGCCGCGCGAAATGTCGGTATTGAATGGCATCGTTTACACCTGGCGACCAGCCGCGCGCCGGATCAAATCATTCATACTGGTCGCGGTTTGCGCCTCTCCCTGTTTGCCGCCATCGGCAGAACCGGGTGGCTTTTTCTCGTCGGGAAAGAATTCCGGCGCGAGCGATTTCACTTCGGCAAGCAGGTCTCGGAGATTGTCCGGCTTGCCCTCTTTGTCCCGTTGGATCGAACTCTTAATGAGCAAATACGCCGCTTCAGGCCGTGTGCATTTACCCTTGTCGCGCAGATAAGAAATCACCTCGTCTTTAGTTTCGCGCTCGGCTCGCCACGCCTTCATTTCAGCGAGTTCCGCTTGCGCGCGTTCGAGTTCGGTTTTCTTGGCATTGGCGAGCTCTTTTTCGTACTTCGCCTTTTCCTCGCGGCGCGTTTTAGCCAGGAGCCGATCCAGGTCTTCTTGCGTAAAGGTTTTGGGTTGTTCGTCAGCCGTACCGCCCTGACGTGGCGTGGTGTCATTGGCTTGAGCGTCGTTGTGAGCCGAAGGCTCCGTGTTTTGCGTCGCGTCCGACGTATTGTCTTCCGGCAT